CAAGATCGCCACCAAGATCGCCACCAAGATCGCCGCCAAGGCCCCCACCCTCCATTGCAGCAGCGGATTCTGCTACAGCCTGAAGCGAGGCATCGTGCTTGCGATCATAATACATTTCTCTTTGATTGCGAATAAATTCTTCATGAGACATACCGAAAATATGTTCTGTAACCCAACGACGAGAAAAATATCCTTCCGTTGCTGAGGCGGCAATATCAAATTTCTGCTTCCAGTGTTCAAGTTCCTGGAGTTCTGCGATCCTTGAAGGATTGTTCAGTGATAATTTAAAGGCTAGCAAATCGTCCCCTCTAAATCCTAATGTATACAGGTGAATAATGGCAATCTTTTCTAGTTCTGAAATTATAACTCTTTGCAATCTTTGGATTGTTCTCGCGAATCTTACGTCCTTTTGTGCGAGAGTTGTTTTGTCTTCTTCACCGCCTTCTCCCATCGTCAAATACGATTGAGGTATCTTTAACGCAGAAAATAACTTGTCGCGCAAATATTTAACATCGTCGATAGCAGTTGTATTTACTCCACCGGCAAGATTCGTAATGTCAGTTGCAGAGCCCGGGCGAACAGGAATGAAATAGTCTTCTTCAATCGACATAGGATTGTAGCGAAGATCGACGCGGCCGCTTTTTGAATCAACAACGGAGTGTCTTTTAAGCTGTGTGACGATCTTTTCCATATATTGTTCAACTTCATTTGGCGGGATTGCGCCGACATCAATCTTAAACAATCGGCGTTCTGATGAGCGAATAACTCGATAAGCCATCATGGCATCTTCCATAAGTACCAATTGCCTCCAAATGCGTCGTGCTGGCTCTAAAATAGATGTACCGTAAGGCATATACTTATCATTTCCTAGGATGCGAAAATGACACATTTGCCAGTTTTCGAAAGTCATTCCGGCGGAATTCCATTGGTACTGAACATAATTTGGATTAGTTGAATCCATTCCGTCTAGTCTCTCGATTTCTTGTGACGGGAGTGCTATAACAGACTTAACGCCGAACTTCTCATCGATGTCCAGATACAAAAAGAAATCTCCATATTTACACATTGTTCGGGCCCAGCCGAAAAGATTATATTGAAGATTCAAAATATTATCAAATAATATTGCTAGCACAGCTCTGATCTCTTCATTGGGACATCTAATGTTTAACATCGGACGAAGTTCGGAATATGTGGTCATTTCGTCTGCATAAATGTCCATCGTAGATGCGATCTCGGGCATGTACTCCATCTGATCAAAATCAACATATCTTTCGCCGCGGCGCTGATTTGCTATGGCATTTGCTGAGATATTATCAAGAGGATTATGTAGAGATTTCTTAAACTGTTGACCGGAAGCTGATTTAAATCGAGATGAAAATTTATCTAAATGCTGGCGCCGAATCTTTCGACCTGATTGAGATCGATAATTAACGATTGGACCTGAAAATAATCTGGTTAATGATTTGAATAAATCAGATTCACGGTTTGCGGGGTTTTTTCCTTGCTTAGAATTTCTAGGGGCCATTTATTTTCTCACTTAATAATCCATTTATATTGTTCATAAATTTTTTCAGCTTCAGTCATTTTATCAAATATTTCATTCTTCTTGTAGCCTTCTTGGCCTTTGATTTGAGTATTTATAATTGTTCTTGAGGTATAAATTGCATCAACAAAGGCTTTCTGATAGTTTAAATCTCTAGCATTTACTTGCAGCGCTGTATCTCTTACCCAGCACGCTATAGCCAATGCCATGATCAAATCATCATTGTAACCTTTCATTGCTTGCGGTTTACCATTCCTCCAAATAAAAGTTTTCATCTCGTTGGTTGTGCGAGAAGAGTATATGGTAATTAGTTTGTTTCTGATAAACTCCTCTAATTTGGCGACGATGAGGGGGCGCGTTTTCATAGATGTTGTAAATCCAGGAACAGCTGAATTTCTTATCTCGGCCTGATGTTGTTCGATATATTCGTGCGTGGACTTGATTGAGTGATAAACGTTTGGATATTGATATTCATTAATCAGCTTATCTAACACAGAATATCCAATATTATTATTCTCGACCACAAGCATGCAGCCGCCGAATTCTCTGCCAACACTATTGAGCATATTCGCAAACATATCAATTGTTGGTTTCCCTTGGTATTCGCCGATTATTTCTAGCGTTTCAAGTTTAACGATATGAAATGTAGAGAAATCGGCGCCGTCACCGCGCGATACATCAGCAACAAGTAAGTAATTACAAGTTGGATCAAACTCTTCCCAAATCCAGAAATTACGATCGAAGCCGGTTCTATATTTTGGTTCACAAATTGTGGATAATAAGTATTCCATACAATCCGGATCAATAACCGTTTCGCCAGATGTATTGAAATTGCATTCCAGCTCCTGTGCAATCTGACGCTTTGACATGTTTTTGGTTTCTTTCTTATACCACTCTTCATCTCTTTCCGGATGAACCTCCCACTGAAGAGTAGTTAAGTTAAAGTTGTTTGTGCCCGCTTCAGAATCTGTACAAGTTTTATGAAACCAATTACCAACGCCATTAGGCGTTGAAAGCGCAATGCAGCGACCACCTGTTGACAGTGTGGGATACAATCCAGTCCAAAGTTCTTCAAGATTTTCAATGTGAGCGGCCTCATCAAGAACCAAAAGCGACAATGCTTCTGAACGGCCAGCATCGCCGGAAGTTGAGGCTGCTTTAATTGACGATCCGTTAGAAAGTTCGAAAGATGTGCGGTTGTCTACGCTGATTGTTGCAATCTTTAACCAGTCGGGGACATTGCGCATAATGCTTTTGACTTTCTTAACCAAGTTTCCTGCTGTCGCGAACTTTGTTGCCATAACAAGAATAGCTTTATCGCGATGGAAAAGCATCATCCATACGATATAGCCTGCTGTGATCGTTGAGATTCCAAGCTGTCGTGCTTTTAAAATAACGTTAAAACGATAATCATTAAACTCGATAAGAAGATCGTCTTGGAAATCGAATGTGTTAAACAAGATAAGCCCACGCAAAGGGTGGGATATTCTCGCATAATTGTTAAGAAAGTAAGACGGGTCTTTTCCACATTTTAAGATCTCTTTTACTTTTTGCTTTTTGTCTAGTTGAAAACTCATTAATCATCTATTATCTCAATATCAATATTTTCAATATTTTCCTGACGGATGCTGCCGCGACGCTAGCCGATGGTCGGGTCCGCTAGCCATGCTGCAGCGGCCTCCTGGGAGCGCGCTTTCTCGTACTCGCTCCTCCCAGCAGAGCCCGGTGGTCGACTTTGATGGGCCTCGTAATCTCGCGTCGCCAGTCGTGAATTGGCAACGTTATATGGCTTAGCTAAAACTTTTATTAAAGTTCCTAAGTCTCGAATCAGGTCTCTATCAACATTTGAAATATCGGCTGCATACATATATGGTAAATTACCATAGAGAAGATTCACTATATCGTCCATAACGTTCCTGTTATCGCCGTAGTCTCCTTTGTATGTCCTATCCTTCTCAATAAAAGTTTTAAGCATCGCAATATAAGAGTGTAATTTATTTTGAAGCAGCGTGTCTATGTGGTGCCTCTCTTTCCTTTCTCTTTCTTTCCCTCGCTCATCGGCGCCGGCAGCCCATGCCCGGGCTTTCTCTTTCTTCTGTCGCTCTTCGCCCCAATGTGAGCCTGAATCAGCTTTGCCTCCGGGATCTTGGAAAAGGGCTTCTTCTAATCCTTCCACTAAAACTAGCGCTAGTTCCTGTTGAATGATCTCGTTCACCGGGTCTCGTCTTCCTAATCTGATTTCAGGGCGATCTCCATAAGCGCCGCCGGGCTGATATTCAGTTGGAAAGTCTTCTTCTGGCTCTTCTTCAGCGCTAGCCATTCTTTCGGCTTCGCCCTCTAAAGCGCCTTCGCCATACATTTGATCGAAGACGGCGCCGAAAATCTCGGAAGTATCGACAGCCTCTGTCCCTTGAAGCATTGCGGCGATAGCAGGCGCAGCTATCTCGGGAGCAAGCTCCTCTTTGATAACTTCCTCAGTTATAATCTCGCGCAACCTTTCAAGGGTGATTTTCACTTCTCTTTCTCAGAGCCTTTCTTTCTCTTATCGTTCTTTGGGCGCTTGCCCCAGCCTCCTTGTTCAAGGAAAGTTTTCCAACTAGGGGCCGGCGTGTCTGTCGAGCCATCATTATCGAGATTCATTTCCTTGGAGAGGCCACCAACTTTATAGTGTTTTTTGGCTGTGACCCAGGAGCGAATGCGTGAAGTGCTTTCGACTCGCATCTCAACTTCGCCTTCTTCCGTTAGTGAAACAGATTTGCCTGTGATCTTTTTGTATTCTTTTACAAGCCAACCCTTAATATCTGTTAGTCTCTGATCTATCTCTCCTTCAAAACCATTAGCATAAACCTCTTTAAGCATTACTTCTGACTGATATGATAAACACATCATGTCGCCATAAAACTTAACGTTAAATCCGTCCATTACTCTTTTGTCTAGAAGCGGATCTCCTTCTTCTCTCTGAAGGCCTGCTACGAGTGGCTGGTCATCTTCTCCAAGTGCGCCATCATAAGCGTTAGCGGCGGCTTGTGCTAATCCTTGTACAATTTCATAAACTGTTGCCATTTTTAGGTCTCCATCCTTTTAGCCATCTTTCTTCTCTATCCTCGACATATTGAATGTAACATCTATTGCAACAATCAAACTTGACTAGGCAAACATCGTCCATAGATTTCTTTGGGAAAGACCCGCAGATAGGACAACATTTCAAAGATTCTCTATTAAGTAGTTTTTTCGAGATCTTAATCCCATTAACATCTACTTTTTCTTGCCACTCTTCATTTTTATATTGTTTCTTATAAAACTCTCGGGACTGTTCAAGATATTCTTTCTCTTTGCTCTCGTTCCAATTTCCCTTTGGATTCTGAACTGCTTCACTGCCGTATTTTTCGGCTATAGCTTTTTCTATTGCTGCTATTTTATCAGGATCATTGCTCATTAAAGACTCGGTATGCAGCATAGGTTGTCACAACTCCCGCAGCCACACCGCCAGCAAACCACCACCACTTATTGCTTGGTGCTTGTGCTACGATTGCCTCTTGCAGTGCAAGAATTTCTTTGTCTTTTTCTGTTATGCGCAATTCATATTCTTTTAGCATCGAATCCAAACGAATTTGGAAGTTCTGTCTTTCGAGATGAAATTCGGTTGCTTGTCTGTCTATTTGATATTCTACTTCCAAATCGCAATCTAGACGATATTGTTCTGGGAGAACAAGCAATTCGGCAATTCCGCGTTTATTAAACAAGACGCCCTCAAAAGGAGCCGGCTCATCTTGACCAACAATTGTAAACTGCGCTGGAGTTGCATGTGCTGTAAGTGAAAATAATAATACTTTAAGGAACATGCTGAAATCCGAAGGCGTCTTCTATTTTGTCTGCAAGCTCTTGTTTATTTTCAGTGAACTGCTTTCGGTTGTCAATCTCTACTTCAATCTCAACTATCTTCTCTTCTGTTATAACTTTAATGTTTTCTTTCTCTTTGAGATATTCTCGCTCCAATGTCTCCATTGAATCGCGATAAACGCGGAGGGCATCTTCTTTCTTTTGAAGTTCTTCGGCATGGATTGCCTGCAAGCCTTCGATCTGGTTTTGCAAAGATTCTTGGCTCGTTTCGTAAGTTGCTTCTAGTTGCTTATAATCATAACGCATTTTTCCAATAACTGTAAGTAAAAGAATAATAATTGTTATTTCTTTCCAGTTTTTCTTTATAAATGCGAGAACTTTAAGCCAGTCAACTTTTAACATCACACACCTTTCATCTTCGCAATGCCATCAATAACGCCTTGGGCGCCAATGTAAATTGCAGATAGCATTACCCAATCACTTGACTCAAGTCCATAAAATGCCATCAGGCCTGTGGCTGTTAGCCAAACCAGAAACTTGCGAGAAATCATCTTCTCAACTAATCTGTCTAATTTTCCTTTTGCTTCATCCATTATTTGTTTTCCTTTTCTATGATTTCGGAGGTTCTTCTTCGGCTGTATCAATCTTTGGGATTTTTCTCATTAAAATTTCGAGATCGGGGGGCGCGATGTTCGTAACCATATATTCTATAACATCTGTTGTAAACTCTAAATCAGAAAAATATTCATAAGCTTTCCTTTCGATTTCTGAATCTGGATCATCTTCGTATACAGGTTCTGCGCGGCCCGCTACAGCTCCAAGGGCACCAGCCTTGCCGCCAACATTGTTAACATTTCCGAACTCTTTTAAAAGCTCTTCTTTAATAATCTGTTTAAGTTGGGACTTGGTGATTTTCATAATTAGTAATCCTCTAGCTTGCGAAGAAGGGCTTAACGATAGTTGGCTCGCCAGTAGGGGGCCAGCTGCGATAAACTTTGATATCGTCTTCAAAATCCTCCAAAGAAAAAGCCGAGAGTTGACTGGGGTCTTTCTGCTTCAGGCCATCAGCATACCTGACTGCGGCTTCTGGGGTGGGGGCGGCTGGTACCCAAGCACAGCGGTTGCGGCTGTTGCAAATCGTCCAGCGCTCCTCGCCTGCCTCGCTCAATACCTTTTCAAGCTCTTCTTTAATAATCTGTTTAAGTTGAGTTTTTGTGATTTTCATGGCAGCTCTTCCGGGAGCCCTGGTATTGATCTCCAATGTTCGGGGTTTTCATCTTCATATCTTTGTTTTTGCCAGCTTTCAATATGTGACTCAACATTCGCCTTAAGATACTCTCCAAAAAGCTTTTTTGATTCGTTATTGGGAAGACCCTCATACATATCTGCGAACAATATAGCTACTTCTTCTACTTTGTCTTTTGCCATTTGTTGGTCTGGTGTGTTGTCTTCGTTAATGGTTTTGGAAAGCTCTTCTTTAATGATTCTTCTTAGTTGTGTTTTTGTGATTTTCATTTTTTAGTTTCCTTAGTATGGTTTGAGTTCGGTGCCGTTTGGCAAAGTGCCGTTTGGCAAAACTAAATCTTCTAACTTGCCCAGATATTGTTCATCCATAAATG